CGAAGTAGTCCATGTAGACCGCAGCCGTTTCCATCCAGTTCGCCAGCGTCTCGAAATTGAACCGCAGCTTCTCCGGGTCCAGATGTATCTCTTCCGTGCCGATGGTCAGTTTCCGACTGTCCAGCGGCAATCCTTTTTCGTTATTCGTCATGCAATATCTCCTCGTCCCCCTTGGGGTTGAATTTCGGTTTGATCTCATCTATTTTGTCGCCCACTTCGTCAGACTTCAAGGCAGCCTGTTCGTTGCAGCGCATACGGTATTTATGCTGCGTGATCTCTTTGATATCGAGGAGTTTATAATCAAACTCGATCCAGAACGGGAACCGGCTCTTACCGTTGCGATGTTTGATGACGAACACACGGCCCACCTTGGCATCCTTCTCTTGCGTTAGCTGGTTGATCGACCAGAAACCGTCCAAAGGTTTGAACTGGTCGAAGCTGGTGCCGATATTGCTCTCGTCAATATACTGGTGAATCTCCAGTTCGGCGGCACTCTTGTTCGGCTGCACGCAGGTGAAGCAGCAGAACTTCTCTTCGATGGCGAAGCCACGGAGGTCACGGAGAATGCGGTAGCGGCTCTCCCAGGTCGGGATACCGGGGAAGTCCCGCATTTCACCGATATAGTCCACGATCACCAAGTCTGGCCGGAAGCCGTGCAACTGCAACTGCGAGTGGTAGGCCCGGATGCCGTTGACATCCAACTGGCCGGAGGGAAACTGCTTGATAATCAGCCGGTTGCCGTCGTCGTAATCCTTGGCGAAATCCTTGGCGAATTGGACGATCTCCTTCTGGAAGTTGGCCAGTTCATTGATGGGATAGCTGGCGAACTGCGACGTGAAGCGCTGGCCGATGCCAAGCTCGTCCATTTCGAGCGAGATATAAAGCACCTTCTTGCCGGCCATGACGTTGGCCACGGCGGCTTTGACGAGGGCCAGCGATTTGCCGACACCCGGCAGGCCGATCCAGGAATATATCTCACCACGCCGGGGACCGCCGAAGGCAATAGCTTCGTCAATACTTTTGAAGCCGGACGTGAATATTTCCACGCCCGTCTCGGCGGTCTTCATCCGCTCGAACAGTTCCTCGATATTCGGGAAATATTCCAGACCCTTCTCGAAGCTGCGGTCCACCGTCATGGCGGTGCGCAGCATGTCGGATATCTTCATCCAGGTAGCTTCGTCCTCGGGTGCCTTGCGCCACAGTTCGTGGCAGTGGTGGAAGGCCAGCTTCATGGCCTGGACCTTGGCGAAGGCCGTCAGCTTATCCAGCAGCACGTCCCGGCTCTGGAAACCGGGGACGAAGAAGTCGTAGAGGGAGTCCAGTTCCGAGCGGTAGGCTAACTGAATGGCGGCGTCTCGCTCCTTGATATTCTCGTTGAGGTACTCCTCCATGATAAAGCGTTCAGGGAGGTTCTTATAGTGGTCGAAATGCTGGAACAGCAGCCGGGCGACCATCGCATGAGATGTGTCGCTGAAGTATTCCGGCCGCACGAGCGACTGACTCTGGATCAGGAAATAGCGGTCGGTCAACAACATGCCCAGGAGTCGGCGCTGGAAATTAGCATCCCAGCCGAACTTGGGGTTGGCAACGGCGTCCGTGTTGACGAGGTTATCAAGAACAGACTTCTCTTTATCATTCAGTTGGCGCATAGTTCTCCTTAGACGGTGACATTGACAGTGTGCTTCTCTCCAAACGACCGATTACGGTCTTCGATGGTCCAGCCCTTCAGGCCGGCTTTGATGAGCGGTATGGCGACCTTGAGGTTCGGCATGAGCCGGGGATCGGCCTTGGCTTCGGCCCAATAGTACCAGGCTACCGGCTCCGTCTCGCCCTCACGGGGTTTGAGTTCCTGACGGCCGACGACATCCACGACCACGACGTAGATATCGCAGTCGAGTCCAAGAATCATGCCGACAACCTCGGCGTCATCCGTCGCCACCATCGGGTCGTATTCCGTCAGCCGCTCCAGGCCCGTCTCCTCCTTGAGTTCCCGGCAGGCGGCTTCCACCGGGTCTTCGCCCGGCTCGATCTTGCCGCCGATGAGATTCAAGCGGCCCTTCAGATAATCCGGCCGGTCCTTGAGAACCAGCAGGACTTTACCGAGGACGCTCTCGATATCACGGGCGAAGACCACGACGTACTGTTTGGGTTCGGCTACTTTGAAATCCAGCGGTTTCATCAGGCCACAACCGCTATAACCGCTAAAGCTCGACATCTATGAAAACCTTCCGGTAAAGGGGATTGATGATCGCTGGTTCCTTGCAGGCCCAATCCGGCACGGGCACCGCCTCCGGGGCAAGGAAGGGGACTATTTCGGGCGGCGCATCGGCCCGGCAGATGAAGCCGTTATCGAGAACGAGGCCGCAGAAATAAACGTCCCGCCAATAAGTGCCCGAGTGGTTGTAGTGCCGGCTGACAGAAGTGATGAGCAGTTGCCCACCGTCAGGCTTTCGGTAAATGCAGTAGCCCCATCGTGCGGCACATTCCGAGGACCACCAGCCGTACTTATAGTTCATATCGTCCTCGTATAAATGAGCGGCGGGAGACAAGCCCCCGCCGCTCTTCACCGCACCGAACCAACTTCATTTAACAGCTTACCAAATAATCGTAGTCAGATAAAGACACCTGCCCACTTCTTATCGGTTTTTCTCTGGTGATGCGCTTCCCCATCGACCTCTGGGCATTCCAGATGATCTGTTTGCAATATGTCGCAAACTTGGGGTCTAATTTGAGGCGTTGGCGGCGAGAGGGCCGAAGATGTGGCGGGACGACCTGGCGGACGATATTCTTGAGCAGCCTTTCCTGAAACCGGCCGAACTTCTGCCGGTTCGCACCGTGCCTGGTCCTGTTGTCCCAGAGCATTTGCAGTTCTTCGACCAGGGCCTTGAGGAACGGGTCTATAGCGAAGACACGGGCTACTTCGAGCGACTTTTCGATAAAGACTTGACGTTTGAAGTAAGAACCGGCTCGTATGACGGAGAAGATGAGTTCTTGGTGGAAGTCGTCTACATCGTTCTGGTGGTTATTCTTGGTGTTCTTCCTGGCAAGCTGCCAGGCTGCGTAGTAGCAGAGTTGGCCGAACGCCTTCTCCAACTCTTTGTATTCCGATTCTGAAATCGGAAATGCCTCGATGATACTTTTCATGTACCCCCTTCAATGCTTTATCCAATGCGTTTGAGATCATTCTGATTTCTCCCTCCCTTGACAGAAATTGACAACCTGAGTCCGGGCGCCAGTTCACAATCTGACTCCAGAACTTCCCTGATCGCCAAGTGGACCTTGGACCACTGTTTTGCGGTCGCCGTGACCGCATAACCGTCGTAAACGTGATAGACCACCCGAGCGGGTTGGTCGAGTAAGACTTGATGCAGGCGGATCAGCTTCTCAAAGCAAACGAGAGCCGCCGGTGCCTGCACTGAGAAATTACGGGCACGATATTCCTTCTCGGGGAAGTATCGCCACCGGCCGAAGAAGTCCTCAGCCTTGCCGTCCGCCTTTGCCTGGTCTTGCACCTTCTCGACAAAAGCGATGGCATCCGGGAATAATTCCCGGATTCGATATACGGCCTTCTGTGCCGCCTCGTGAGTAATGCCGATTTTCTCAGACAGAGCTTCCGCTCCTTGTCCGTATATAACCGGCAGGAACAATTTTTTCGCTACCGAGCGTTCGCCTTTTTCCCCGAAGACCTTCTCGTAGATCGCCAGGTATACGTCCGGCGTCTGCACCAATTCGCCCAGGAGCTTGTCCTTGCTCAGCCAGGCCAACATGCTGACCTCCATGTGCCGGAAGTCGTAATAGAGAAATATCTCGCCCAACTGCCGGGGAATAAGGTTCTCTTTATCCTCCGGGCCGAGCGTGTGCGGCAAGAAGGACTGCTTATATTCGCCCCGGCTGCCCAGGCGTCCGTTATCCTGGCCCTCGATCTCGTAGTACGGGTAAACGACGTTCTCGATGCGGCGGTCGTTGAGGCCGGCGGTTTCCACGGCCGGCAAGACCTTCTTGATAAGCGGCAGGTGGACCCGGCGGTAGATGCCCAGGATTTTCTCCCAGGTCGAGAACTGGAACAGCGACTTGGCACGCACCAAAGCTTCGCCCAGAGACGTGGGCCGCTTATGCCGGTGGCCGAGATATGCCTCCAGGACTTTCAGGTCGATAACGGCCGCATCAACATCAAAGTCTTTGCGCCCGTGGTAGCGAAAATACGAAAACAGGTTCTTCACGTTCCAGCAGAATACCTTCCGCCCCTTGCTGAATACCGAACGCCGGAGATTGGACCACAAGAACGGCAAGTTCTTCGGGTCGAGAGATATCCTCATCTCCGAACCTTCAGCGCAGCAAATAACCAACTCGGCCTTGCTGTCCTGCGCCGTGAAGTCCAAGACCTCCGGTTCGCAGTACAGGTAGACGGCTTGGCTACGCTTCACCGCATCAGCCAGTAAAACTGAAACCTCGAAGAAACTCATGCCGCCATGATATCAAAGCCAGAGATGCAACACTATGCAATTCTAGCGAGAGTGACGTGCCTTATCAACTTGCGCCCACTACTTTTCTCTTATTTACAGACCGAGTAGCAGACTAAGAGGGGGTGTGCCTTAACTACTAGGAGTATTAGTCCTAGTAGTGTATAGAGTATACCCGCCTCCAAGTGTAGGCAGCTAGGGTGCCTGTCCTTGGATATGTGTGGTACTTGTTAAAATAGGACTTCCTAACCATCCCTCTCGCTCATTGAAGAGCAGTCTGCTTGTTGACAGAGGGTGTACAACCTAGTCCCATTGGCCGTAGAACGCCTCTCGGTGCGGCGTTGCTATTGGAAGACTAAGACGTTGGCACAGTTGGTCCGGTGCCCGGCGCAGGTTATTGTTATCCGTGTCGCAGCGTTGGCGAGTACCTGGCCTCTTCTGCGCTTTACGGGGTCCAAGGGGGACCATCCCGGTAAAAAGAAAGTTAGAGAAAGTTGATATCACTATAGCAAGAACCAGAGTGCAGGGAAGCCCAAAACGGAAATTTTTTGCCATTGACTGCTCGGAGAAGTGCCTATTTAATAGGCACTTGGCGCTCTATATAGTCGCATGGGGACTGATGACATGGGTTTTGACCGTCTGGACGCATGTGCCAAGTGGAATATGCCGCCGGATCACGTCCTGGCCTACCAAATCTGCCTGATGTGGATCGAATATTCCAAGCAGGTCTTCCCCAACTACCGGCACTATAAAATGCCGGTCAAGGGCGACCCCCGCAAGGGGATGCTCTTCAAATACTGCCTCAAGCTCGTCAACGAAACCAAGGGACTGGTCACGGACTACCCGCTTTATATCAAGGCCCAGCTTCAAGTCCTGAAGTGCATCACGGACGGCGTGGAACACCCGCTCATCGACCCTCGCTGCCTGTGTGGTCCCCAAGCGTGGAAGCGGTGGAAGCTCTGGAAGCGCAAGTACGACCAGTTGCACCAAACCGTGCGCCAGGAAGAGGTTAAGACACCAGTGACCAAGATCAAAATGGCGCTGGAGAATACCAAGATATTCTTCGTGCAGCAGTGGCACGGCGAGCCAACGCTGGAGAAACTCCGGGAGGCTATAACCAACCGCAATTTATATCGCTGGATCGCCGGCAACAAGGTATCGCCGTACTACCTCAAGATGTCGGCGCATATAAAAAGCCTCTTCCCGGACGTGCATGTCCTGGAGTCAGAGGCTCGTGTCGATCTCGATCTGTATCAGTTCAATCCTGAAGAACTCCGGCCGGTCTTTCAACAGTTATTTCCCGGCGACACGCCAGTCTGAGCAATGCCATGCGGACGAACATGCCGTAGCGCAACTGCTTCCAAATTACGCACTGCGGCTTGTCCTTCACCCAATCCGGCAGTTCCCAGGTGCAGGGCATCGGGTGCATGATGATGCAGTCCTTCTTCAAACGGCCGAAACTCTCCCGGTTCAGTCCGTGATCGTCCTGGAGCTTAACGGCCCAGGGTCCGGCCATTTCGTCGTCCCAGCGTTCGGTCTGTGGCCGAGTCAGGTATAACACGTCGGCACGGGCGAGCATGGCGTCTCGTTCCTGTTTGTTCGACGCCATCTCAAATTGGTGCGGGTGATATAAAGGCGGCAGTTGTAGGCCGGACGGGCTGGAGCAATATAAATCCACGTCATAGTGGTCCAGCAGCGTGATAAGGGAGTGGATCGTCCGGGCGTGTCGCAGGTCGCCGTCGAACATGATCTTCAGACCGTCGATGGTCCGCTTTTCTTCCTGAATCGTGAACAGGTCCAAAAGAGCCTGGGTGGGATGCTCGCCGGCCCCATCACCGCCGCTAATGACCGGCACGGACGAGGCCCCGACCGCCTGTTGGATATCCATGTCCTGGGAGGTCCGAGCGACAATCACGTCAACGTACTGGCTGATGGTACGGATCGTGTCCTTGAAACTTTCACCTTTCTTCATGGAGGATAGATCGACGGCCGGGAAGTTGATGACCTCGCCACCCAGACGCTTCATGGCAGCTTCAAAGGAGACACGGGTGCGGGTGGATGGCTCAAAGAATAGGCTGGCCATCACCTTGCCCCGCAGGTGACGCTTCTGGCCGGTCTTGGCCTCGTGCATGTAGTACCGGGCCTTGTCGAAAATCGGGTTGACCTTCTCACGGTCAAAATCGAGACAGGTAGTGACGTGCATAAAATCTCCGAGATGAACAGCGCAAAATTGTACTGATTTTATCAGGATTGCACTGGTTGTCAATATGTGCTGAGTGCAGCCACAACTGCTTCTCCGATCTCGACTTGGCTCTGCGAAGGCATGAAGATTTCGTCCCACTCGCTGGGCTGTGGTTTCCAGGTGTGCTGGGTCATAGGCGAGATCACGTCGTACCCCCAGCAGCGGATGATGCCACGGTTGGGGTTGTGTTGGAGGTTGATGTTGAACTCTTCCACACGGGCAGGTTTGTCGCCCTGCAAGCGTCCGACGCCCTGGCCTCGGACGTTGAAGACGATCATGTAGTTGTGATGGTCGAGCTTCTTGATTCCATCATAAATAAACCACTGCGGGTGGTCCCGGCGGACACGATCCCCGAGGTAAAGAACGAGCTTCTCGAACTCCGGGTAGACGTTCTTGGGCGCATCCAGCTTACCGTCATCCAGCTTGGATATCTGGTCATAGACCTCGTTGGCGATGCGGGTTTCTCGTTCGCCGCTGATCTCGTGATACTGGCTGATGAGTGGAAAGACTTTCTTGCAGGTCCAGGTTTGCGTGCCCACGGAGTCGGTGGTCAATTTGCGAACCGTCATACGCAGGGAACCCAGGGGCGAAATTTCGACGGCGATGGCGCCGGGCTGGTCGCCATATTCGATATGGTCCAGGAAGGTGCGGCGGGGCTTGAGCTTATTGATCGGGCCGAGGCGGACCAACTCGTCCATGAGGATATCAGCCTTGAGGGGCTTCAGAGGTTCCTCGTGTTCGTCCGGCTGTCGTTTAATCGTTTTGTTGAAGCTTAATTCGGCGTCAAAGCCGAACATCTGCTCGGCGGTCTTGCTGAACCATTCTCGAAAATGGAGTTTCATAGGTATATATCTATATGCTTCCGTTCAAGACTTGGTTGGAAATGCGTGATGTTCCTGATGACATGAAGTCTACTCTCATGTCTTATTTGAGCCTCGGTCTGGACCCTAAAGATGGCCTCATGATGCCGTTCCGGGCACTCAACCGCCCGGAGATCATCTCCAAGCTCAAAAGCTGGAACCTCTTTAGTCAGCTTCCTCCCGAGAAACAAAACCAGATGATCGGGATTGTGCATCAACCGAATGCCAATTTGAGTATGCTGGCAGCGGCTCTGGAGGACGCCTTCCGGCAGAGACACGTTGAACCAGAAATGACCGAAACGCTATAATGGAAATATGAGCTTGCCGCCTTTGTTCCAGACACGCATTTTGATGTGTCGGCCGGAATACTACAAAATCAAGTACGAAATCAACCCGTGGATGAACGTCGAGAACCAGCCGTCGTCCGCTGCGGCCCAACAGTGGGTCAACCTGCACCACCACATCATCCGTCTGGGCGGTTGCGTCGAGTATATCGAGCCGAAGTCCGGTCTTCCCGACATGGTGTTCACGGCCAACGGTGGCCTGGTTCATGGCAACAAGGTCGTCCTGCCGAAGTTCAAGCACAAGGAACGGCAGCGGGAGAAGTCTTATTTTAAGAACTGGTTCGTGGACCACGGTTTCGAGGTCTGCGAACCACGCTGGGGCCACTTCGAGGGTGCTGGTGACGCTCTCTATGCCGGTGACTGCTGGTGGCTGGGCTACGGCTTTCGCAGCGACCTGCGGGGGATCACCTATATTCCTGACCTCCTGGGCATCAAGAGCTACCAATATGAGCTTTGTCGGCTGGTCGATCCTTATTTTTACCATCTGGACACTTGCTTCTGTCCACTCCGAGACAGCCTGGCCCTGGTTTACCCAGATGCCTTCGATGACGAAACCCTGGCCAAAATGACCAACCGGCTCGCCATCGTGCCTGTGCCGCCTAACGAAGCCCGCAACTTCGCCTGCAACGCCGTCGTCCTGGGCAACGACATCTTAATTCCCAACGGCTGCCCGCTGACTCGGGAACGACTGGTCGAACAGAATTTCCGAGTGTACCAACTAGACATGACGGACTTCATCAAGGCGGGTGGCGCCTGCAAGTGCCTGACCCTCAAGCTCGGTGACATCTGATTTACAACTGTCCTCGTTCGGGGTATACTAATGAAGGAATTCTTGCTGATTCGACACGGCCAAAGCTTCTATAACATCCGGGAGACGACCGATCTCGACAGCGAGTTGACCGAAGATGGTGCGGCTCAAGCACTTGTGACTGCTAAGTACCTGCGGGATCGCTACGATCATCTGAACGGTTGGAAGGGACGAGTTTCGCCTTTTAAGCGAACCTTGCAGACGGCTCAGATTGTCAATGAAGTGTGCGGCATCGAGTTCGAGGTTGACTACGGGGCCGTGGAGATCATGGTCAAGTACGACCGGGTGCCGCTCAAGTGCCGGATGGACGAGTACCCGCACTTCTACTGGCCGAAGTTCATGCAAAAGGACATTGTGTACTGTCGGGAATCAATGGAATGGTTCTGGCAGCGAATGAAAGAGTATATGGAGTCGTTTGGGGACGGGAAGTGGCTGGTTGTCAGCCACGGCACTCCGGTGCAGCGGATGCACGATTATCTGGTTGGCGACGACCGGGAGGCCAGCTTCGACCTGATAAAGAACTGTTCCATTACTCATGTTGTGGACGGTAAGACGATATGCTTTAATGAGGTCGTCTACTGAGAGGAGGAGGCCATGCCTCAGAAGGTGCCGACGCCGGAGGAGATGGAGAAGCTACAGCGCAAGGACTTGGCGCCGCAGATTGACGAGTTCCTGGAGTTATGTCTGCGGGCCATCCGCAAGAAACACAACGCCAACACCAACGCTCACGTCGCCGTGCCGTGCAAGGAGTTCTCGCCGTGCCGTGCAAGGAGTTCTCGCCGTGCCGTGCAAGGAGTTCTCGCCGTGCCGTGCAAGGAGTTCTCGCCGGCCGTGCAAGGAGTTCTCGCCGGCCGTCGTGGAAGCCGTGCAAGAGATGTTGGTGAAGAAAAATTGGGACTGCACGGCTACGGGCGACGGAACGCACCTGCACATCAAGCGGAAGTACGCAAAGCCGAAACCGGCGAAGGCGACCTCCAGCAGCAGCTATGGTGGACCCTGGGACCGATGAGCGAGCGATTCTTAAATTGGTATCTGGATTCGCCCGAGAACCCGTACATCTGCTACATCATGCGGGGCCTTCCGGGGTCCGGCAAGAGCTACGACGCCAAGAAGCTGGCCCCGGAAGCACAAATCTTCTCCACCGATAAGTTCTTCATGAAGGACGGCGTGTACGTCCACGACCCGGAGAAGCTGAACCACTATCACAATCTCTGCAAAGGGGCGGTGCGGCAGGCCATGCGCCGCCGGCTGACGCCGCTGGTTGTGGATAACACCAACGTCCGGGTGGCCGAGTTCTTCCCGTTCCTGGAGATGTGTCTCCAGTACGACTACCGGGTGGAGATCAAGGAACCGACCTCTTCGTGGTGGGTCAACGATATCGCTCCGCACCTGGGTGATGCCAAGGCCCTGGGCCGCATGGGAGCCGACAAGGCGGTCAAGAAGAAGTGGAAGCTGGAGGATCGGCAGAAAGTCGAGCAGTTGGAGAAGGCGGCGCAGATTCTCTTCGAGAAGAACAGCCACAACGTCCCGCTGGACATTATCTACCAGATGATGCGCCGGTACGCCGTCAAGGTGTCGGCCGAGGACATGATGAAGTCCATTTTACGGCAGAACAACCAATGAGAATCATTGCCATCATTTTGATAGCGGCGGGCATGATCTGGGGCGCCGTTTTGAACTGGAGCCATCCAGATATGACTGACCGCCGGATCATCATGGAGTTCCCCATGCAGGTCATCGGGAGTGTCTTTCTGATGATCCTGGGCATGTTGTGGCTCTATCGCTCGGAGATGAAGCGATGAAAGACATGCGACTCTGGAACCTCCGCAACGTCGTCAAGATGTGGTTGGAGGAGACGAAAAAGCAGGACTTTCTGGAGGGTGGCCCGCATATGCAGACGGCCATCCTCCTGGACATTACTGATAAGATCGTGGAAGTGGTGAAGATCAACTTCTGCGACCCGGACGCCGAGGAGCCGGGTCGCTAGATTTTGACGGTCATGTAGAAGTTCACGATCATGTTCACGTCTTGCGAACCCACCGAATTATAAACCACTCGGATATAAAGGCCAGCCGGTATCGTTGATGCCAACGGTAGCGGCACGTCCACGAAGGTATTCGGGATGACGTACCATTTGTCAACGAACTTGCTGATGACATATCCGGCCCCGGCGCCCAGCAAATTATCCACGTCCACAACCTCGAACGTCACGGAATCGCCCATGACGGAGTTCTGGGCAAAATACTGCGCCCCGTAGACGGCCTTGGTGGTTGTCAGGTGAAAGTCGAAGTTCGTGCTGGTGCCATGAGTCGCCACCCCTTCCATGCCGTCACCGGCAAACTTCACGATAGGATCGGCAAAAGGTTCGAGCTTAACCCCGACCCGGCTGTTGCAAGAAGCCTTGTAATTACTCTCGAAATCACTGCGGTCAGCGGCCTCGGCGTCGGCGTCAGCGTTCAACGGCTCATAGCCAGCTTTCCAGATTTTATAGCTGAACGTGACGGTATGATCGACCGCCCAGAGGATGTAGTTAAACCCGGCGTCGTAATACTGCATGAGCAGTGGCTTGGTGTCGCAGATGTTCTTGAAATCAGCCCAAGACTGTACTTCGATATCCATGTTCTCCTTACTTGTTCTTGATGGCGACCATGTGGCACCGGACGCCGTTGGCGACCACCGAGCCTACCTGGAAGGCCCAGGCGGTATTGGCGGCAGCTTGTGGCAGTGGTGGGTTGAAGTCCATGATTGCTGGGAGCGCTCCACCAGGCATGTTCACGACAATTACAGCAGTACCATTATCAAGGATGGTCACTGTAGTATTAGAAGATGTAGCGAAGTTAGCGATGATGATCTTCGTGATGTCCAGAAAGACGCCCGCACCGCCGGCAGTGAATATGGTTGTGGTCGTAGTTGTTGTTGTGCTGGCGTTGGCGGCGGTGACGAGATCACGTCCGGCGCCGTTCGTCATACAAACACGCCCCGACCGATCCATCATCATAGCAACGGCTTGGCCGTCTGATACGGCCGTTGGGCTGGCCGTGACAGCCGCCCGTCCGCCTTCAAGGACCGGGTTGCCGCTGATTGAGGCGCCACTAGCGGCGGCACCTTGAACTACCGCCGGGTTCGAGGTTGTGGCGATTTCCGTTCCCGAGGCGTTTCTTAGATTAACGTGCAGACCACGGTTCTGGGTGATACGGCAGGCCGCACCCTGGCCGCTCGACGGTGTGGTGATGGAGTCGTTGAACACACCGCCGGCCGGTGTAATGGCCGTAGAGCCTGCCGTAAAGGCAGCGTCATCGGTCATCGACGTGCCGCCGCTACCGCCACCGGCAGCGAGATTGATCTTCAGGTTGCCGCTGGAGTCTAGCTGGAGGGCAACCTGCTGGCCGTTGGTCGGGGCAGGGGCGGCGGTGTTATACACGCCACCGATGAGCATGGACTTCGTGGCAGCGGCGCCGGCCGTGACCGGGCCATCGGCGGTGTCCTGGACCGTGAAGGTTCCAGAGCCGGCAACGGTGATCGTTGATTGGTCGGAGGCGATAACGATGGGAATGCTGCTGGCCATCGTTTTCTGGCCTTGCGCAGCTTCTCTGACCACCAAGGCAGCGGCGGTTGAAGACGGGGTAGCGGTGGTGATACCGACTTGTTGGGAAGAACCGTCCGTCACAAAGATTGCTTCGGCGGTTGCGATTTTACTGAGGTCGCCCATACCGTATATAGAAATCCCCGGTCAATTATGACCGGGGATTTCGGTTAGTTAGAACATTGTGCCTTGGACTTTAACAAAGCACTCTCGGTTGCCGGTCTTGCCCATGACGTACTTCTTCAGCACGATGCGGGACTTGCCGTTTGAGATAAACTGATAACGGGCGTCGTCGGCCTTGAATTGGCGCTGGAGCGAGGCCCGGTCAGTATAAATGACATCTACGAGTGTCGGGTTGTCGAAGTGACCGCTGGCGTCCCAATAAAGTTCAACTCGGACGCTGGAATTCTTGCGGTTCTCGACGGCGAGCAGCCATTGTGTGAAGACGAAGTTGCCAGCCGGAACTACCCATGTTTCCGTATCCTTGTTGGACAAAGACTTCGGATAAGTCAGAACGACATTTGGGATAATTGGCTTCGGCAATTTCTTCTTACCTTTCGGTGCTGGTGCCACAGGTGGTGTTGCAGCAGTCATGTGCCTCCTTACTTAGACAACGGAACCTTGCCACTGAGCGAAGACCTCACGGGCAGTCGTGCCGCCCAACAAGGTGCGACGAACGACGATCCGGGAGTTGGTTCCAACGGTGTACAGCACGTTCGGATCGAAGTTGTGCTGATAGGTTTCGCTGTCGGTGTAGATGGCGTCGATCAACTGCATGTTGGTGCCGTCGCCGGCCTGGTCGAAATAAAGTTCTACCTTGCTGCTCTGGTTGGCGACTGCCTGGGCGCCGGCGGCGAAGTAGAAGAAGTTCCAGTTGCCGCTCTGGAACGGAATCGTGAATGCGCTATCGGTAGTAGCGGTCGAGAGTACATCCTGGTACGTTTGGTGAAAATCGGGCATTGCGTCTCCTTTAGATAACAGAACCGTGCCATTGAGCGTAGATTTGACGAGGCGTGGTCACACCACCCAGGAGTGACCGCCGGACAATTACGTTAGAATTTCCGGTGGAGTTGTAGTAAATGTTCGGGTCAAAGACCTGGGCTGTCGTGACAGCACCCTTGGTATAAACCGCCGAAACGAGTTCAAGGTTGGAACCGTCGCCGGTTTCATCCCAGAATAGTTCGATCTTGCTATTGCCAACGGCTTCGGCCGAGGCTTGCCAATCCAAAAAGTTCCAGTTGCCTGGCACCGGAATGGCGTAGCTGTCGTCTTGGGTTATACTCAAGGTGTCCTGGTATATTGCAGAATAGTCAGGCATGTGCCTCCTTGAATTTATTGCCTGACATATCTACTCAGGAGGCTTCAAGACTTGGAAATTTGGTTCAGAATTGCTTGCGCTAGAAATCGAGGGCTTCCTTGACGATAACCTCGTGGCCCTCGTCTCCCAGAATTTTCACCCGCTTGTCGGAGTGCTTCTCCAGGTATTCGTTGATGCGGAAGATGAAGTCGTAGTAGTGGAGGATTTCTTTATCGTCGGCGGTACGCAGCCCACGGCCCATGCGCTGGACGATCTGGTGTTCCGCCTGACCTCCCGCCGCATTGATGAGGTTGTGGACGAAGACGTTGATGCCGGTGTTGAAGATGCCCTGGGTGGCGATGGCAACCACGTCGCCCGTCGCCCGCTTCAACTGGTGGATGACGTGCTTGCGGCTCTCGTCGTTATCCTTGCCCTGGACCCATAGGCTGCCAGGAATCATGTTATTCAGGGCGTCCCCGTGGCTGAGTCGTTCGACCAGGATGAGGGTGCGGCCTTTGAGTTTCTTGACAAGGCGGCAGACGATCTCGTGGAAGTGGTAGGACTCAGCGATACCGTGGGTCACGGCATCCATGTAGATGTCGTAGGGTATCTGCGGCTCCAGGATCGGGTAGAAGACGCAGCGGGACTTGCTGAGCCGGCCACGCTCCTGAAGCTCCTTGGTCGTGATGATGCCGCTCTTGGTGGCACTGGTCTTCATGACCGGGCCGAAGAACCCCTTGACGTTCCACTTCTGAACCGGGTCGTCCTCACCGAACTTGAACGGCGTGGCGGACATGGCCACCCGCACGCTGGCAGCCGTCATCTTGCGATAGACCGCCATCGGCTTCTTGGACATCATGTCGTGGATTTCGTCCACGAAGAGTGCCCGGAACTTGGGCAGGAGCTTGACGATCTTGTGGATGGACTGAATGTTGGCGCAGGTGATGATATTCGGCTTGGCGGCGTTGGCCCATAAGGTGCCGACGTTCGGGAAGCCCCAATTGCTGATCTCTTCGTAGTTCTGCTTGGCAAGCTGGGTGCGGTTTTGCAGGACCAGGATCGGACAGCCGGGCGGCAGGGCCTTCATGATGGAAAGCATAATGAAGGTCTTGCCGGAGCTAGTCGGGGCGAAGATGATGCCCCGTTGGTGCTGGATGATCTTCTGGGCGAAATCCATCTGATAGTCTTCGAGCGTGATCGGCAGTTGGGGCGTGCCGTCCACCTGGGTCGCCGGGAGCCACTGGTTGAGGTATTGGCTGTCGATGGACTGGTGGCGCCACTGGACGAGATCACGGTCGTCTATCGTGTCGTATGGCTCGTTGAATTTGTTAAGGACTGCGAGAATTTCCGGGAGGATGCCGGTCAGGAAGCGGCCGTCCTCCTCCCGGAAGAAATTGTGATAGCCGTCCCACAGCCGCATTTTATAGCGACGGTTGTGGAAGTAGTTCCGTTCCCGAAAACGCAAGTGCTGGAACAGGACGTGCTTTAACTTGAGGTTATTGCTAACCAACCAGCTATAGTCATTGCGCAGTTTGAGGACGGTCTTCATGAGGGCCTATTATAGCAGATTCCTTACTGCTATCTAAGCCCTGTGGCGGCGGTTTTATCTCCTCTTTGGGCTTATTCCTTATCAGCCCGGTCCCCCTTCTCGTCCTTTTCGGCGGGGTCTTTCTTCCGCAACACATATTTCTCCTTCTCGAATAAGCGGCTCGGGTAATCTATGTACCCGTCGTAGCCGTTATTCTCTTCCGGCTTGGTGCGGAAGAAGGAGGCGTAGTTGCCCTGGATGGTCACTTCCAGGTCGTGGTGGCGGATTTCGTAATCTTTGTAGATGCTGCGGTCGGTCGGGTGATAGACCCGGAACGTGATGTGGTCCCCGATGGTGCGCAGGAGGAATCCGGTGACACCCTCGGCTGGATACTCATTCTCTTTCATGTTGTAGGCCGGTCCAATAATCCGGCATGGGTTTGTTGCCTACGACCCGTGAATCGTAGATACGATAAACTTCGCCGCCGCTGAGCCGGATGTATTTGCCGATCCGGTAGCGGCGGGGCACCCGGCGGTGCCAGACCAGAGACAGACACTCCTCGTGTTCCTGAATGATGACCAGAAAGCGGCGCTCGTCGGCCGGGATCGTGTCAATGATCTGGGTCACTTTCCAGTCGTGGTCCTCATCCCACTTGATGACGACCCCCTTGTAGACCGAGAAACTAGGCTTCCCTTCCTGCTCCATCTGCGGGAAGTCCCTCGGCCCGAACGTCGGCAGGAACATCTTTCTTCTCCAAATGGAAGCGGATTCCGGGCATGAAGACTTCGATGAAGGGCATCATCTCGTCAAAAATCCGCTTCAGATTACCGTTGATGGGCTTTTTCTTGGACTCCTCTATATGGTTATCACAAAAGTGGTGCCAGAAATAGGTGAATAACAGGTAGCCGGCCTCCTGGTAATTATGAACCTCAAAGGCGTTGATGATGCCCTGCTTCATCTCCGACCATTCTTTTTCGTGCCGCTCACTCGTGTTGGTATCGGGCCGCATGTCCAGGAAACGCTTGGCGTTCTTGATCTTGGTGACGTGCCGCTTGCCGGCGTCCATGACGGCCGGGTTGCAGCGGGTGTCGGTGCCGATGGTATTCTGGGCGGTCCAGAAGCGTACCCCGGCGGCACCATACTGCTCGATATACTGCTGTGGCGGGACGTAATTGCCGGCCGACTTGCTGATTTTGTGGCCGTCTTTGTCCAGGGCGTGGCCCGAAATAACAATGGCCTTCCAGGGTATCTGGTCGTTATGATAGAGGCTCTTGATGATCGTGAACAAGGCCCAGGTCCGAATGATGTCGTGGGCCTGGAACCGCACATCGAAGATGGGGCACTGGAGACTCGGCTCCCAGATTCCTTCCTTCTGGTGGGCCAAGTGAGCATCTTCGCCCATCCAGGCAAGCTGGGGCGATAAGCTGGACGTGTGCCAGGTATCAAAGACGATGCCTTCCGGTTCGCCGGGGATCGGAATGCCGAACTTGCGCTCCCGGCTGATGCTCCAGTCGTACTTGACATCATCGAGCCAGCGCAATAGGCGGTGCTTGTACATCTCGGGCTGCCAGACGATTTGTTCCACGGCCTGGCGGATGCGGGGAATCTGGTCCTTGACCTTGATGAACCAGCCCTCGCCGGTGCGGACCTCTACCTTGGCGCCCGAGCGCTCGTAGCAGCCGTTGGCGTCGATCTCGTTCTGCGAGACGGACGTTTTCATTTTCGGGCAGTAGAAGTATTCCGTCTCGGCTTTATAGGCGTAGCCCTTCTCCACGAGGTCGTGGAAGGACTTCTGGGCCAGTTTGATGGCATTCTCGCTGAACGTCGAGTAGTGGTGCTGGCTATAACCCATCTCGATCTGCTGGAAGAACAGGCTATAGCCAAGCGACTGCTCGTGCGAGAAGTCGATGATGTCCTTTTGGTCCTTGATGCCCTGCTGGTGGGCCAGCTTTTCGGTGGGCAGGCCGTTGTTGTCGTAGCAGAAGGGGTAGACGAGTTCTTCCCCTTTGATCTGCCGGTGGTAGCGGGCAATAAAGTCCATGTGGCAGTACGAAAAGACGTGCCCCATGTGCAGGAAGCCCGAAATAGTGGGCGGCGGAACGTCGATTAAGAATTTGGACATATTGCTTGCCATTCGCCATCGTTATAGACCCAGCCGGCAGAGGTTTGCCAGTCGGAGTCGATGGTACGAGGCTTGGGTTTATTGGGTTGGGGTCGATCTTGCCAGACTTCCATGTCATATTCGTAGGAGACAATAATCTCCATGTCACGGTGGCTGAGGTCGCTCCAATTCAGGCGCATCTCGCCAGTAATACGGTTAAGTGTACCGCCGATTATATATGGTTCGAGGCCAATATCGGGAGGCTGCGGAATGACGCAGCCCTGGGCCGTGATATAGAAATTCTGACCGGGGATTCCTCGGTTGACCCGTCCGGTCAATGTGCCTGCCGTGACCGGGGTGTGTTCAAGCATGTGGTAGCTTTGAAGCGGTGTGCTACCCTGTGACTTGTGACACACTTCGTTTTGAACAAAAGCCGTGCTGTACCAGTAATTCAAGTTCATAGTGCCCAGGGCGGGACTCGAACCCGCACGGGAGTTGCCTCCCAAGGGATTTTAAGATTATCCGCTATCAGGCGGTTTCCCTTGTGTCTACCGATTCCACCACCTGGGCAGAACCGCATTGTATCATCAGTTCGTTTCGGGGTCGATCTTTTCTTCTTCTTCGGCGTCAAAAAGGTCGTGCCAGTCCTCTCCTGGCGGGAACTCGCTGGCCAGAATTTCCTTCATTACCTCGTGGGCCTCGTTCATAAAGGCTTCGTTGTCCTTGGGACCGCCCATGAAGCTGATGTCGTCGTAGATGCAGTCCAGGACTTCCAGGAGGCTGAAGCAGCGTTCGCCTTGGAAGAGTATCTTGTCCGGGTGGGCCTGCTTGTAGACCGTCACTTCCGGGTCTAGCTTCACCGGCAGGTGGGCCAGGCGGTACATCGGGGTGTACGAGACGCCCCAATTGACGACTTTACCAGTCTTGTCGGGGCCGATGCCGCCGAAGTCGAGGCTCATGGTGAAGTCGGTCTTGCCCTTGTAGGTGAAGGTTTCAGCGACCCAGGAGACGAGCAGGTGGGTCATTGCCGGCTCGTCGTCGGGCGGGCAGGGCTGGCGGGCCTGTTCGTGAAATTCGTCAATGGCGGCGCACCAGGAGTATTGGGCGATGAAGTTCTTCAGTTCGGGGAGTGCGTCTACACCGTTGAAGATATCGAGCAGGGTCACGCCCTCCTCGATCTCGCAGGCGTCCCGCAGCATGGTCAGGACGTGCTTGGGGCGGCAGCGCTCTTCTTTCTGGGTGCGCTTGTTGAAGCGGTAGAGCCAGATGCCGTCTTTTTCAATCTTGACGTGTTCCATCTTTCACCAGTTCAGCGTAGACCACTTCGTACTGATAGACGCTTCCGTGCTTGTAGAGGTTCGTGTGGATGACATTCCCAGGGCACAATTCCTGGAAGAAGTCGTTGAAGGCTTTCTCGATCTCCATCACCGTGGAGCCGATGAACATCTTTAGTCTAGTTCGTCGCATACTATTATATTCTATGGGGAAATTGAAATTTGAGAATCCCATTACCTGGGATTATCACCGGAGCGGCTGGAAGTGGGTCGTCGCCAATATGCAGCAGCGACTCGGCAACCCGGCCGGCATATTGATCCACACCTTCCTGGACGACCTCTTCTTCAAGACCGGCACGTTCATCCAGTGGCAAATCAAAGTCCCCGAAGAACCTTTCGTCGCCTTCCTGCACGGCGTACCCGACGTAGCACCCGGCACGGTCGGGGCGTGGTGGCAACAGGCCGAAGGCCGACCCGACTGCCCTGACATCCGCATGAGTATGAACAAGTGGCTCGCATCCCCGCACTGGAGCAAGTACACCGAAAAGTGCAAGGGCCTGTTCGTGCTGTCGCAATATAGCAAGCGGTTCCTGGAGTCGAGGATCGCTATTCCGGTCGAGCCGCTGATCCACCCGACGCTCATGGCCGACAAGCTCTTCGACTGGCAAAAGTTCACGAGCAACGGCGAGAAAAAGCTCCTCCTGGTCGGCGTCTGGCAACGACAGTTTCAACACATCTTCGACATCAAGGTGCGTGGCTATGTGAAGGCGATATTGAAGGGGTGTGAGTTCAACTACGAGCAACTGTTCACGCACGGCGAGGTCGTGGGCAACCCGGAGATTCGCTGGATACAACGCTTGCCGGACGACCAGTACGACGAGTTCCTGACGAGAAATATCGTCCTGCTGCCGCTTTACGACTGTTCCGCCTGCAATACGTTGCTGGAGTGCATCGTGCGGCACACGCCGGTCCTGGTGCCGAAAGTCGGCGGCGTTCCCGAGTACCTGGGTGAAGACTATCCTTTGTATTACTCGAATCTGGAGGAAGCCGCTGCCAAGGTAATGGATCATGCCGTGGTGCGCCAGGCGCACGAGTATCTGGCCAGTCTGGACAAGAGCAAATTCCAGATCGACTACTTCCTGGAGTCGATGGAAAATTCACCGCTTTACCAATCGCTATAACGCTCGGCCTCACTCACTTTCATGCTCAGCCGCTCGTGGAGCGCACAGAGTTCGTGTAGGTTGAGGCAGTCCTGGTCGTCCTGCCAGGAGTCGTAGTCTTTAGAGTATTGTCCGTAGTTGCGGTGCAGGTGGTTGAGGGCGAACACGACGGTGCGAAGTTCACGCTCGCTGAGGCCGATCAGTTTCTCGTTGATGTCCATGAATACATTATAGGGCGGTCCCCGTAAGCAGCCTTCTGTTCTATGCCTACATTTCTCTATGCACCAACCCGGCCCTCATAACGCCCTGCTACACCGGCTGGGGCCTATTTGGCTTGCACGCATAGTGGTCCGAACGATACTTGAGGTTTTCGGAGCGGGGCGACCTTGCGGTTGGTCGCTCGTACTAACCCCGTTTCTCTCCCACCGGGAGCAGTTGTGGGCTGACTTTCCTCTGACGTTGCCGCCAGCGTAGGCTCGGGACCGCCCTATATTCCAAGAACTGCGTCTTGCAGTTTGAAGATGATCTTCATGTACTTAGTCGAGGTCGCTCCTGACCAATCATTGCTCGGGTTCAGAATCATCTGGTTTTCGAGGGCGACGAAGTTGGCCTTCGATTCCTGATCCGGGAAGTCAGTAGCCTTGAGGTCTTTCAGGTAATGCTTCCAGGCGTGTTTGATCCGGTAGTGGAGCGGAATGCAAAGGTGGGCCATGTCCTGGACGGCCTGGACGAGCCGGCGCTTGACGTAGCCCGAGTAGATGCCGTCAATCTGTTGTTGCAGTTCCTCCTGCTTCTTCTGCTTTTGCTCGGCGTATTTCTCTTTCTCTTTTTCGGCGTTTGCCAGGGAGAGGTCCAATAGTTGCTCGGTTGAAGGTTGCATGTCCTGTGGTCTTTCCGTTGCAGGGCGCATGGTCGCTGATGCACTGCCGGCAATAACTGATCTTGCAGTCCGGGCAGTGCTTAAACTCTCGCCGGCCAAAATGTTGATCGCAACTCATGCACCACATGGAAACACCATTATATCAAGTACGAGAGAACTCTGTCCACATTTCCTCAATCTTCGCCTGGTAATCAATTTTCTCCCACGGGATACTGGTCATAAGTACCCGCCGGAGCAGGCAATCTTTTTTCCAGGCAAGCAGGCCGTCCCGCAACTCAATGACATCCTGAAGCCGCTCCTCGGCCAGATCGAGGGCCTTTTGGACCATCCACATCTTCTCGGTGTAGAGGCGGCTGGCCCAGGAACCGTGGTGGAAGTGGGTGAAGTGGCTGTCAACGTGGCGGGCGACATCCGCCCTGGGGATCGGGCGCAGGATCATGCGGGACCAGGGCACTTTGCGGAACATTTCAGCGAATGGGCACAGATCGAAGCCCAGCGATTCCACCATGTAGACGGAATCGCCGCCGCCGAGAATCTGGTACGGGTTCAGACCGCCGATCTCCCGCCAACGCTTTTTGGTGATGCCGACGCAGATGCCTGGGTTCCAGGCAGGCACACGCTCGTTAATGAACTTGACCGCCGAGTTCCAAGTCAACTTGTCGTCCACTGTGTCTTTGGCGGTTGAATAGCCGGAGATAAAACCGTTGGGGTGTTCCTCCAGGAGTCGCCTTATCTTGAGGAAGCAATCCAAGTCTTCGGTACGCACGTCGGCGTCGATTAGGATATAATGGTCGTAGTCATACGTTTGAATGGCCTGGTTAAGAAGTGCCTCTTTCTGGAAGAGGTAGCGGTTTTCGTCCTTGGCTTCCGTGCAGGTGTATTGCATTTTCTTCCCGGACCACTTCTCGGTGATTTTGTGGAACACTTGAGCGTCGGGGGAGAACGTCATTTCCACGAAGATGAAGTTGAAGTCACCGTTGAGTTGCGTCACCCCACGCAGGGCCTCGTAGGCGGCTTTTATTCGCAGCATTTCCGCCTGGTTGAAGAAGCACATGATGACGGCCGTATCTTCAAGCATGTTTCGCCTTGTACAACTCCTTGACCTGCTCCTGGTAGGTGTCCGGCTCGAACTTGTCCTTGTTTTTGACGATATCGACCATCAGTGAATTGGGGTCTTTGAACGCCATCAGTCCTTTGTCGTCTATTTCAACGGCGTCGAAGATCGTCTGGCCGAGCAGGTCCAGCCCGTACTGGAGCAGGTGGCGGCGAATCTTATACTTCCGCTCGGCCATATAACCGTGGAAGAAGTGTTTGAGGACGGATTCGGTGTACTCAATGTGGGTGGTCTTGGGCAGGTCCGGGCGATAGATGGCGGCTGACCAGGCGTCATCGTGGACCAGCCGGGTGTGCCAGCCGCCGACCTCCAGGCCGATGTTTTCGTAGTAGAAGATCGAATCCCCGCCGCCGACGATCTGCCAAGGGTTCCAGCCGCCGACCTCCCGTAAGCGTTTCTGGCCAATGCCCACGCACATGCCGGGGTTCCAGCCGATCATGGTTTCCTTGTCGCCGTGGTGATAGCGGTAAGCGGCCGAAAAGAAGCAGAAGAAATTATCGTAGGTATCGTGGGCGAAAACGTAGCCGTTGACATAGGCGTCGTCGTGCGCCGCCAGCTTCTCACGGACCTTGACGATCCAGTCCTTATCGTAGGCGGCAACGTCGGCGTCAATGAAGACGAGGTACTTGTACTTCTCGTTGATCTGTTGCAGGGCGATGTTGTAGAGGGCCTCTTTTTGGCAGAGGTAGCGGTTCTGCTCCTCGCCCTGGATGAAGAGGTAGACGGTGTTCTTGGGGTAGAGGATTTCGCTGATATTGTTGAAGGCGTAGTAATCGCCCGGAAAGACGAGTTCGACCACAAACGTGGTGAAGTCACCGTGTTGTTGAGCGAGGGCGGCGAAGGTTTCTTGGGCCGCTTTTAGTCTGAGTTGGTGTCGTTGGTTATAGAAGCAAATAACGACCGCAGTATCTTCGAGCATAAGTGGCTTCGCCGGGACTCGAACCCGGACGCCCTTTCGGGCACATGGTCCTAAGCCATGCGTGTCTGCCGTTCCACCACGAAGCCGTTCTTAAATTAGTAATCGCCGTCGTCATACCAGGAACGAGAACGATTGCTATTTACTGTAGTGAGGTCGTGCCGGAAATAACGGGCACCCCGACCCACGCCCAGCCGTTGCAAGCGGTTCGGCACGGCTACCTCCCGGAAGGTCATGCCGCCGCCGAAGAAATCCTCGATAATATCCATGCACGCCATGTCGGTGATCTTGGGGGCATTCTTCTGGTACAGCGTGACGTGGATGTATTTGCCCGGCTTCAGCCAAAAGACGACGACAATATCGTTCCAGGCTTTATAAGCCGCCCGGCTTTCCTCGCCGTCCACTGGCACGGGCAGGAGGTTGTTGTCCAGCTTCTCCCAGCCCTGGCGGACGGAGTAGCGGAGGTACTGACTTATCAGGTTGCTTATCATTCCTGCACCCAGATGATCGAATGCTTCGCTCGGGAGGCGGCGGTATAGTTCCAGCGCCGCATGTCCCACTTGTCGCAGTTCTGCTGGTAGACGATGATGTTATCCCACTCGTCGCCCTGGGCCTTGTGGCAAGTGATGCAGTCGGCCCAATCGAACGGGTTGGGGGCGTCACGGTCCCATTTCTGTTCCAGCCGCTCCTTGCCGAACTGGTGCGGGTCGTAGTAAATCTTCGGGTGCAGAATGCCGTTGGACAGAAAGTCCATGCGGTGCCCGCCGTGGACCCGCTGGACGGTCCCCTGCATCCCGTTGAAGAGGCCCAGGCGCTTGTTGTTTCGCAGGCAGATTACCTTCTCGCCCACCACCAGTTGCTTCTTGTAGCCTCGTGCGCTGCGCAGGTGGCGGTTGGTGCGGCACCTGAAGGCGTTATAAGCACAGATGATCTGGTCGGTGGCGATCAGAATGTCGTCGTTCAGGTCGAACTTGGTGCAGACCTGGACTTTATCACCACGCTCGAAGGTGGATGCCGGCTGACCTTTACGCAGATGTTCGGCAAAGTGGGCGATCTCGCCGGCATTGCGGTGGACGGTTTCCAGCTTGTACTGCGGGTTGCCCATCAGGTTGAAGTCCGAGCCGACCGGCTCAAGCTGTCCGTGGTCCCCGACGTATATGATCGGTAGTCCGTATGAGCGCAACGCACTGTCAAGCTCGGCGCCCACCATTGAACCTTCGTCCACTATGAAGCCGTTGACGCCGAGTTCTTCACGGGTCTTCATGGTGTCGAAGACCAGATCGCCGTCCTCGTCCTCGTAGGGCTGGCGGTAGATCGTACTGTGGATGGTGGCGGCGTGGCTGATGCCCTTTTTCCGCAAGACGTTCGCCGCCTTGCCGGTGAAGGCGCAGACGGCGTAGTTTTGGAGCTTGTGAACCAAGTGGGCGATTACGGTCGTTTTCCCGGTGCCGGCGTAGCCGCCGAGGGTCTGCACCGGCTCTCTACTCACGTTCGTGAGGAGCTTGATGCAGATGTCTTTCTGTTCGTCGCTGAGCAACATTCCCCTTCTCCCGGAATTTCCAGCATTTGAGGCAATAGTCGTACTGCGGCCAGCCCGGTTCCCCCATGCCGGCCCAATAGAATGTATCCCACAAATGGCCGAATGTAAGCAGACAAATCAGTCTTCTTGCCCAGGAAGGGTGAGGAATCAGGCTCGGCGGCGACGGCCAGCGGTCACGGGGCCAGAATTGCTTCATGGCATGGCCTGCACTTTCTGCTCGATCTCGTGAACCTTGACTTCCAGGCTCTTGAACTTCTGGCTCCAGTAGTAGTTGCTGACAGCCGCCCCCAGAAAGAAGGCGGTCAGGAGCCAGAGAAACAAGCTAAAGCGGCGGATCATCAACATGGGGCTTGTCATTCTTTCCCTCCATGTAGGGCTTGCTGATCTTCCATGCCACGTCGATCCAGCCAGCGGCGCCGTGGATGGCCTGGCCGGCGGTCTTGAGCGCCATCGCCAATTGGGTTCGGCCACGGGCCTCGTCCTTGTCTCCGTCCTTGGTAAGTTTCTCGGACAGAGCCTCCAGGAACTTGGTCAAGGCGTCGTAGCGCAAATTGCCCAGGTCTTCGGGCAAGTTCTCAGGAAACTCAGTCTTGTGTTCCACGGCGGGCCTTCTCCCATTTCTCGGGATTCTTTTTCTGGTCTGCCCGGATGCCGTGCAGGATGCCCAGGTGGACCGGCTCCGGCAGGGGCTTGGTCATCTTGATGACCCACTTACCCGGTTCGGGGCAGTCGATGGAGTCCAGGTACTCCTGTGGGTCTTTGCCCTGGCCCTTGAGTATCTGGCACATGACAACGGCGTAGGCCGAAGTCTCAACGTGGTCGGTGAACTCGATATTCGCCGGCGCCATCGGGACCGGCTCGGCCCCGAGTTGCTGAGCCAGCCACTCGGGGTCGATGCGTTCCTTGGCCTTGTCCGTGCAAACGATACGCTCCGTCATGGTTTGAATCCCTTTTGATAATCCTTGAGTTCGACCCACTCGGCCGAGGCAAAGCCGCCGACGTAGTATACTTTCTCGATCTCCATTCGGTAAAGATGGAAATCGGCTAACTGGAACAGTATCTCGGCGTCGGGATGACGGTCGAGGTACAGTTTCTTGGCTTCTTCGACTTCTTTCTCGGGAACGGGCGTCATCTTGCCGATCAGTGTGATCCGAGGACTCTCGTAGACGGACTCCTCGTTGATCTTGCTGACCATGATGCTACAGGAGGGGTTCTTGTCGAGGTTGTCAGTGTGAACGCTGATTTCACTGACGAGGATGATGGGTCGGCCGTCCGCATCGACAACGTAGGGCACAAAGGACGTGAAAGTCCCTTTTTCGTAGCTGGTCGATAGGGCAGCGGCCTTGCTGGATTTGACTAACGTATGCATGGTAGGTTCTTCTGCTATTAAGAAGCAGAGCGAAAATAGGATGTTTAACATGCGCTATAAGAGCGCCTATAGAACAATTCCTTGTCGTCGCAGCTTCGCATCAAAGCCTGGCTTCCAAATATAGGCCCAATTTTCTCGCTGGCTGATACGCCGCACCTGATTCTTGCTCAGGCCCAGGCGGATGGCGATCTCTTCGTGGGTTTCGCCGCCCATTATCAGGGCGTCCCGCACGTCGAGCCTGCTCCAGTGTCATGCGGGATTGCGAGTTGTCTTCACCGATGTTGAGGAAGCCCTCGTGCTTGTGGTAGTAGTAGGCTGCGGCTCGGCGGTCCTCAAATATCTTCAGGTGCTTCGGGTTGAAGCAGGCCGGGTTGTCGCATTTGTGGTAGATGATATTCTTGCAGATGAGCGGCAGACCACGCCATAAATGGGCCGCAACGCAGTGGGCCTGGCGCATCCGCTTGAACGGATAGTAGACGATGTTGACACGTCCGTAGCCATTGCTGTGCCATTGGGCGGTGTAAATCCAGCAGTTTGTCTCGGGGTCGATCTCCCGGTTATCGAGTAGCTTTCTCTTCAGGTCCGCCTTGGTACGAAACTCAGGAGGCATCCTCCTTCTCCTTGTATGTCCAGACCTCGGTGACTTTATAGTTGCCTTCTCGGATATCCCGCAGTCCCTCGTACATCTGCTTGGTGAGCCGACTTCCGAAGGACTGCGGGTTATATTTTGGGTCGAGCTTTTCGCTCGCCTCCCATGCCTTCATCCAGTCCGAGCCGATCTTGGCGTAAAGATCGTCCGGGCTGAAGCCTGGTAAGGCGGTGCCGGTGGCGTGATACTGCTCGGCTTTCCAGTGGCAGTTGTCCTGGTCTTCGCCGGCGCAGAGCGTGATGCCGTTTTCCGGGACGTAGCCGCCGTTGGGCATGATGTGTCTATCTTCCACATGATGTGCGTCCAATTTACAATTAGAACGTCCGCACATCACGCACTTATATCCGTCCCGCTCGAAGACGGCGCTACGAAACGCTTCCCGGATTTTCTTTTTGTCTTCTTTGCTCATTGGCTTTCTTCAACCTTTCGTTGTGCGCCTTCATCTGCGCACGACTGATGTGAATGTTCTTGCTTTTGCCGCTCATGATGTCCTGAAGGCGGCAGGAGCTACACAGAAGGTTCGGGTACGGACGAATGATACCAGGAATGGTACTACCTGTACACTCGTGGGCCTGAATTTTTTCTTCCTGCTTGAACTTCTCCGTGTACCAGTTGTTGAACTTCCAGCGGTAGTAGCTCCAGTAGCCCCGCTTGTGGACCCAGACGACCAGCCAGCCGAGCAGGAAGGCTAAGACGTTGGAGATGATGGTGATGATGCACCACGTCCGGTCGAATTCCATATCAACCCCCGAACAGTACGGTCAAAAGGGCCAGGACGCTAAATACGGCTGTGATAGCGAGGCTCATCAGTATAAGCACGGCTCCACGAGCCAGGCCAATACGAAGTATCTCACCCGCCGTGCAGGTGGACGGCGACATGGGCCGAAAGGAGAAACGCCAGAGATCGAGAACTTTCATTTCTTCATCTCCTCCATCAGCATGATGATCGTGCCGAGCAGGAAGAAGATACAACCGATCAGATAGCACAGCAGAGCGAGCATGGCACGTTTCATGGGGCAGCCTTGCGGCCGGTGAACGTATACAGCAGGTCGTCGTACATCTCGGCCTTCTCTTCGTCGCTCATGTTGTTGAGCAATTCCCAATTGATGAAGCCACGGCCGATATGGGGTTGGCCGTCCTGACCACGCTGGATGGTCAGGAACTCACCCTCGATGAAGGTCTGGAGACGTTGGTGAAGCTCTTCGCCGCAGACGAGCGTGAGGGGCTTCATGTTGTCGATGCCGCCCTGGGTGAAGACCACGTTGTCCTGGACCATCGGCTCTTCAGCGATAAAGCCGATCTGGTAGTGGTAGCGGCCGTTGATGACTTCCGGGGTCTTGTTGAGGAACTTGAAGTTGTAGTAGGGGTATTTGCCCACGAAGACCATGTTGTCGGCGTCCATGATACCTCCTTACGGGAAGCTGATGGCGTCCCAGGCTTCTTCGGCGTAGCTGTCTTCTTTGACGCCGGCCCAGAAGGTCGGGACTTCACTCGGATTTAAGAACGGGCCTCGGGGCGTGAGCGTGTTGATAACGTCGTGCATTGTGCCAAAGATCAGGACCGGCGCCCACTGCAAATCTGTGTGCATCCGGTTGAACTGGAATATCCTGAACTTGGCGGCGTCCAGCCTGATCTTATAGGCCAGGACGTGCGTGTAGAACTTCAACTCGTGACTGCCGGCGGCAACTCCGAGGTTGCCCATTTGCTGGTTGATGTCAACCAGGAGCGGGTCTAAAGGGTGATCGTGCATCCCTTATTTAGCGGCGGTGCCATCATTTGCGGCTGGTGAATCGGGTAGTCGCTCCAGCAGCGGAAGTCGTCCAGGCTCCAGGCGTTGCCCCAGCCGGTGCGCATGACGATCCCCGCAGCGAGAACAAGGACAATTTCCACCTGATGGTGGTCATTGTCCTTGTACACGGCCCAATAATGACCCGTCACTTTTGGTTTATTGGTCGTCCATATCATCAGCAATATCCTGGAACTTGCCGCTGGGTGATCTCGATACCTTTCTCCAGGGACACCCGCACTTCACGGATGACGTAGTTCTGGACCTGGATGCGTCCGCCTTCCTTGTTCTCGTTGAACTGGTTCAGGTGGTCGGCCAATTCCTTGGCTTCCTTGGGCGTGCGGTAGATGGCGTAGCCGCCGCTGCGCAGGTCCACGATCTCGTCCTTCTCAACACCTTCCTCGGTGAAGAGGCAGTAGACGGCGTAGCCGAGGACCGGAGGATACTCCAGTTCCTTCAGGTGGTTATAGAGCGTCGTGATGGCCGGGACGAGGCGAGGCAGGTGCCGGCGCCAGATGATGCCGCTTTCGTACTTCTGCCGCTCGTCCTTATTGAAAAGGTCTTCCCAGGCCAGGATATGCGTGGCGTTGGCGATAGTGCAGATGGCCTCCTTGACGTTATCCACGTCCTTGGTGACGCCACGGGCGTGACAGTGGGCGTCTGGCTCGATGGTTTCCCAGACCTTGGCGAGCTTGGCAAGCGGTCCCCCTTCGTCAATCTCGCCGCAGTCGCCGTGGTTTTTGAGCAGGGTGACGGCCTCGTAGAGTTCCTCGCAGCGGATGTCGCCGCTCTCCCGGATGGCGTCGAAGAGAATATCCCGCACCCGGCTGATATTGCCGCAGCACATGGGCAGATATTCGCCCTCTTTGTCCAGCACGCCGATCCACTCTTCCGGCGTTAAGTCGAGCTTCACCGAAGCAATCCGGGGCTTGTCACCCCAATCGGTGCTGATTTCGAGGCCCTTTTCGGCGTACTTCGCCTCCAGTTGACGGCGCTTCTTTGTTTCGTAAGTGACCTTCTTGGCCATGCTACACCCGTGGCGAAAAACGATGGTTCAGCACCCACTGGCCGGTGAAGCGTTCGGTCTTCTCGATTAGTTCCGCATCACCGTTCTCGTGTACCTTCCACACGGCACGGGCACCCTGGCTGTCCATGAGGACGAACTTGTCCAGGGTGAACTTGGGCGGCTCAAGCCGCTGTTTCTCGTTCGTCACCAAGTCCTGCACCCACTGCTCGGCCATGTAGTCATACTCGATGTTGTTGACTTTGCCAGCGAGGGTGTTGCCCGGCTCGTTGTCGTGTACTTCGAGGATCATGATTATGGTACTTCGAGAATGGTTATTCGTAAACCTTGGTTCCGAAACCCATGAAATACTGATTCTTCACGGGCGGTTTCGGAATCTTCCGCAGTTGCCGGTTGGGGATGACCTTGATTTCATCCACGTTGCCGAACCAGACTGGTGTGAAGTTCTGAGGAACTTCCTGGCCTTCTTCTGGTTTGATAACGACACCATAGTAGCCGTAGTCGTGGTGGACGTAATCGCCAACCTCGAAGGTCGGCATGGGCGGCGGTGGCGGCTTGGGCTTCTTCGCCTCTTCCGCCATGCGCTTGCGACTTTCCATGCTCGGCCCGGCGTGACCGCTGAAGTTGCGGTCGGCCATGTCCTGGCCGCATTCGATCTTCTCCCGCAGGGCGAACATATCATCGACCGCCTTGCTCGGGTCGGTATATTCTTCCTGAAGTACACCGTCCAGGTAGAGGAACCATCGCTGGTTCATGCCGTAATAGGTGCGCAGTTCGATGAAGGTGTCGTGGTCCAGGCAGCCTTGTCGCTGCTCGCCCTCGAAGGCCGGGCCGATAATGCTGACGCAGAAGCCCACGTCGTTCTGGATCAGCGTCAGGATAGCTTTCTTGTGGGCCTCCGGCTCCATCGTGGACCAGTAGCTCCGGCCGGTTTCCTTGCCGGTAGCCTTTTCACGGGTGATATAGACCGTGCCGGTTTCGGTCTTCTCTTCTGCCCGCTCGTATTTCTGGTCCCAATGGAGGGGCTGCCAGTTGAGTTCATCCATCCCGGTACTCCTTGTAGGTCTGGGGGACGTGGCCGGCGATAGCGGGCCAGTTTTTCTCGAACATTTTGCGGATCGGGTTGGGGCTGTCAGGGCTGATCTCCCCGGCCTCCACTTGAGCCTTCCACTTCTCGTAGTCCATGTACTCGTTCATCTTATCGAAGAGGTACTGGCAGAAATCGTTCTTGCGCTGGAGGGCTTCCTGCTCCAGAGCGTCTTCGTCCTGGTGCGGTTCGGCGGCGAGATATTCCTTCTTATCGGCGTCGATCTTGGCGAAGTTCTCCTCGATAATGCTGACGGCATCCTTGATGAAGTGGATGATCTCGCCCTCGGGCACGGGCATGTTCCGTTTCTTGAGGCCCGGCGGATGAGGATGTCGATGGTCGTGACGAGCATGGGCGGCAGGGTGCTTTGGACGACGGGGGCGGCTTGGGTCATGACCAGGGCGCTGGCGCCCGTGGTGAGGATCGAGCCGGTGCCGAAGATGGCGGCCTTGAGTGCTTCACGACGGTCCATCTGGTCGTTCATCTTTATAGCCCTTGATGATAATGAAGGAACGAATATCAGACTTCATCACCCGGCCGGTGTCGAGTTCTACCCAACGGTCGGTGCGGTCGAGGAACTTGCCAACAAGTTCACTCCCGTTGCGGAGAATGATCTTGACTCGTTTACCACGCCTGGTTGCCGTATGAGGGACTCGCATACAAATATCTATCCCCCAAATTTGTGTCTCGAACCAAATAGGTGCGGAATGAACCGACTGGTGTTGGTCGTGACCAGGCCGTCGCCCTCCCGGATGCCCATGCCGCAGGCCCAACCGTTGACGATCCAGCTTCCGATGACCGGAAACTTGCCGTCGAAATTGGGCAGTTCCCAGAGTTCCTGGTAGATGGCCGGGCCGTCGCCGTAAGGGCCTTCCGTCTCCAGCACGGTCTTGCCGTACTCCACGATGGCGACGTTGGCACCCTCACGGGAGAGGATCGGCTTCTTGACGTAGCACTTGCAGTCGTGGACTTCCGCTTCCTCGGGCGTGTGGAATGCCTTGAGGAGAAACTCATGGTTCGGGTTGAGTTCCCAGAGTAATGGTAGCAGAGCCTTGTTCGATAGTAAAGCTTTCCAGGGCGGCTCCCACCATTTCGTGCGGGATTTGAGCAGGTGTGTGGCGAACTGCTCCCGCATCATCCACTCCCACGGGTAGAGTTTGAAGATGTGCTTGATTTCCCGCTCCTGGAGGTCGGTGAAGATTCCTGCCCCTTCATGCCAGCCAATATCTTCGATGTGAAGGTACTCGGCGCCGTTGATCGGGCCGAAGCCGGCCTGGACCGCAATATCCCGCAGATATTGGACGGTCATATAATCTTCGACGTTGCCCTTCTGGGCGGCGAAGTAGAACCGTTCGTCCCCGATCTCCTTGCGAAGCGTCTGGAAGATTTCGAGTAGACGCTCGTGGATGGAGTTGAACTGGTTGGCGTGCGGGAAGACATCCTTGAGCCAAAACCACTGGATCACCGAGCCTTCCAGCAGGGCGGTCGGGGTGTCGGCGTTATATTCCAAGAGCATCGGCCGCTGGCCGGGGCGGAAGCAGAAGTCGAAGCGGCCGTAGAGGGTGTGTTCGTCCTCTTCCCAGGACTTGGCGATCCAGTCCCGGTGGCTTTCTGGAATTAAGAAGCGGTCCCAGAGGTCGTTGTCGATGATGTGCTGGACAGCGGCCAGACATATCTTGTCGCACTCGTAGGTCGCCTTCTCGATCAGGTCGATTTCGGCCTGATCGAATTCGTAGTAGGCGTCTTCGGTCCAGTAGGGTTCGTCATCCAGGCTGTGATAGTGCATCCCCTGGTGGGTGACGATCTGCTGCCAGTCGTGGCGTGGCTCGATGGTTTTGCGATTCATTTCAGCATTGCCGATTTCGGGGTGGCGGGGTCGAAGGGTTTGGAGACGTAGCGGAGTTCCGGCCGCAGGTCTTTCAGACCGTTCGGGAAGTGGTGGATGACGTGCTGCTGGTGATCGCAGGGCTTAAACCGTTCCAGAAAACCTAGGGAAATCTGGTTCGCATAGGACAACAAGCATCAACCTTAGTCCTCATCGGAGGTTGACCTGGATCAGCGTGTTGATAAATTCAGCCTCGTAAG